TATCATCATTAGTAAATCCGTAGTTAAAGCTCATTGATATTCTAGAATTTCGTGATTGAGAGGGTTCTACCATATGACGAAACCAAGACGGGAATAGTATCAGTTTTCCCTCTTTTGGTTCAAGTGTAAATGTTGCTGATGTTAACGTATTGCGCTCAACCAAGTCTTCTGGTAAAAAGTACTCAGATTCATCATTTGCACGATTAAATGTAATACCACCGCATTTATCATCAGGCACCAATATATACAGGACACCAGAAATAAAAGATCCACGATGATTGTGAAGTTTGTTGTAATCTTTATATCCGTTGACGTTGAACCAAAAGTTGAGTAATTTTAAGTGCTTTGGAACTCCCATTTGAGTTGCACAGCTATCTGCCATATTATTCAGAAATTCAATAACAGGTGTCATTGGTTCTTTTATACCATAGTCTTCCTCATACTTTGAGCAGACATTGGGATATGAATTTGATTGCCATCCTCCCACGTTAGTTAATATTACACCCTCTGGGTATTTCTTACGTATACTCTTGACTGTACTTCTCAATTTACCTAAAGCTAATTCTGTTTGAATTTCCCATACAGGTGTTGCGAACCAATTTGTTTGTGTTACATTCATTATCTATCCTTTTTAGAGAGAAAATCATAGCACTCATCATATGTGCGTATTCCTGCCGTTATTTTGTTTTGCTCTCTTACGTTCTTGAATGAGTGAAATGTGTAGTATGTGGCGATGATGAATAGAATGTGACCGATAACCAATCCACCCCACCCATACGCTATACCATAGACTGTCTCAAACGTCCATACAGTGAACACTGTTGACCACATTGTAGATAGTGTGATCAATAGGTTCAGGCGAACTGACTTTGGTAGGGATCGAAGATCGTTACTTTTGTCATCAAACAGAATGGAACCAGCATCAAATATCTTCCAACTGAGCTCACTCCACATAAACCTATAATCTATCATACTTGCCACCCTTCTCCAAATTCTGTTGAATCAAATACTGGTTCTGCAAAGTCATCTGTCTCCTTCGTCTGGTTACTATCTGCAAGGCCCTTCTGCTCTTCTGGTTTTACATCAAAGAGTTTCATCTTTGCACGATCAATACCAATCACAAATCTTTTGTTTGTAGTAGGATCATTGTATCGGTTCTTCAACTGTTTAACTGCAATCTGATTGAGAGCGTCAAGCTCTTCGTTACTAATAAGAGCAAACATGAGGTCTGCTGTAGCAGGAAGTCCAAAACTTTCACTTGTGTCTTCCAACCCAACGTCTGAGTTAGAGAACCCCGACCTTGTAGTCTGTGTAGCAGACATAATCGGGACGTTAGTCTCAACAGCAAGTCCCCTAAGTTCCTCTGCAATCGACTTAACCATTGTATATGAGTTGACATTAGTGACTCCTTTAATTCTAGATGACGTACATATATTCAGATAGTCAATAAATATAATATCTGGTTTGAAGCTCTTCTTGATAGCAAGTTCCTTAATCAGTCCACGAAAGTGATTAGAGTGCGCTGATGCAGTAGGATATTCCTTGACAATGAGTTGGCCGGAGGTATTCTTGATGATATGATCTATCTTACTCTTAAACATCTGTTTAGGTAGGTCATGTAAGTCCTCCATAGAAACATTCATAAGGTTTGCATCTATACGTTCTGCAATGCGTTCCTCAGCCATCTCTAGTGTGATATAGAGTACATTCTTACCTTGAGACAAACAGTTAGCTGCCACATGGCACATAAATAATGACTTACCTACACCAGTACCAGCAAGAGCAATGTTCAAAGTCTTTGGAGGTAATCCACCTTTAGTGATACGATTGAAGAAATCTAAATCAAATGGTATCTTCTCTTCTACCGTGTGATAATAATCGAATCTGGAATCTGCGTCCACCAAATAATCATGGCCGACACGATTATCAAAACCCACGGCCAAAGCATCAGTGAGAATAGATGGAATTGCATCTGCACCTCTATTTTTATCTTTTCCATCAATGATAGAAATACCTTCAACAATCGCATTATATACCGCCTTATCTTTACAAAATTTCTCAGTAGTGTCTACTAACCAATCAAAATCTACATCAGTAGATTCTAGTGTTTTTATGACCTCTACAACTTTACTGTATTCATGTTCATTCAAGTCCTTACGGCCTTGAACCTCTATCTCTAGTGAAGTTTGTGTAGGTATTTTATTATACTTGTCTACAAACTTTGTAATCTCTTCAAATATAGTTCTTTCTGTTCTATCTGAAAAGTAATCACCTTTAATAAAGGGCAGAACCTTTCTTGCATACTTCTCATTCGTTACAAGTTGAGTTAGTGCCGTTCGTTCAATCGTCTGCATATTCAAGGTTATCTTTCTCTAACTGTTCATCTAGGATTACTACAAGTATATCACCAAGCACTGTGGTAAATTCTTCTGTTTCTTTTAAGGATTCTTCTGTATGGCTGTTATAGTCCACAATATTATACTTAAATGAAAGTGGCATGTTACCATCTTCATTCTCTTCTTCTGGTACTGAAACTTTACCATATTTATATATGATACCATTATACTTACCACTGTCGATAAGTATAGAAGCCCACTTGTCACCTTCGCGTGACACAAATCTATATTTCTCTGTCATGAAAATCCTTTCTGATTATAAGGTATATAATATCAGGATTTAGAAGTAATGTCAATACCCATTACCCAATTTTCTGCTCTGTCCTGAGCATTTTGTAAAGAGACTGTCTCAAAATCAGACACGACCATATCGTCAGAATCCTTAGAGACTTTATTATTTTTTGTGATAAATTCGAGCAGGTATGTTTGAATTAAATCTTGACTAACTGCGCTCCAAGTTTCGGAATGAAGATACACTCTGGCGCCTCTGTATGCAAGCCTATCTTCTCCATAATATTCACTTAGTAATTTCATAATATAGTATCCTTTATATTTTTTGTGGTGGTTTCTTTAATGTAAGTTGAAGAGTTTTGACATATCAGGATTAATTAACTCTCTATTCCTTATATGTTCTTCTTCAATATCTTGTTTAGCTTGACCAAAATATTCAACGCCGTAATGATGTTTGATCATCCACTCGTTTAGAGTTGTTTCTTCTTCCTCATGAGTAATCTTGAATTTTCCTAGAATGCGACCGTATTTTCCCTTATCGTCTTTCTCTGTGATAAGTGTTTGAACAGAACCTTCTGGTATCCACTTCTTAACTATTTCTTTTGCCATAAGGCCGTACTTCTTTTCTTCTAAGTCTCTTGTACGACTCTCAGGAGTATCGATACCATAAAAACGAATACGTTGTTTACGAAACCACACGCCGAAACCCATATCTATGTCCACATCAGCGGTGTCGCCATCTACTACTCTTAGTATTACACATCTATATTCATACATGTTTGATCCCCATTCTACCACGGCCCAGGGCCGTATTTTTCTTTTTTATTAGTTTTACCATCTTTACAACTGGGCAGACCCAGAATATTCCACTCGTATTGAAAGCAATTCATCTTTAAAAGATACTCTTCATAGCTTTTCTTGCTCATACAAACATCTTCGCCGTCTAAAACTCTTACCCATTGGCATTCTTTACCAGTTATTTTCCCAACGATATGTTCACTAGAAGTTTTTCCAGTTTTCTCCGATAAAATTATGTCTCCAGCTGTTAGCGCTGTTGACATTTGCCAAGGTAGGAAGAATCCGCAAGATGCTAGCATTGGCAGTGATATTAATATTATAATTATAGTTGGTAATTTGTTCATACTTTTGTGTCCAAGATTTAGTTAATTTGAATTGCTCCATATTAAACCCCAAAACTCTCTCCACAACCACAACTACTTGTAGATGTTGGATTTTTAACTGTTAGAAACGAACCTCCAAGTTCTGTAATATAGTCTACCTCACTACCTAAAAGAAACATTTCAGCAAGAGGGTCAACTACAAGAACATTATCTATAGGATCAGACCATTCGATATCGGGCAAATTACTCTTTAAATCCCACACATATTGCATACCAGAACAACCCCCACCTTTTACGCCGAGGGTCACATAGTCACCATTATAGACTACACTTTTCATATATTTTCTAGCTTGTTCTGTAAGAGTTATCATATGATTATTTAGGACAAACGATTTGCTTGTCTTAAAAGATAAGCTAGAACGGTGTCCCAATATTGTATTGCCCAATCCGATTTAGAGTTAGCTCTCGCTATCGCAGCATTCTCTATCTTCTGATCTGTTAAGTCTATCAAGTTCTTCGTACTCCTTAATTCTATCAATCATATTTATAAAAACGTCAAACATCTCTTTCATCTTAGATGTTTCATCTGCCTTAGGTATGCACAAAGATTTGATTGATGCATCCTGTGCTGAGATTGCAGCTCTTGCCTTCAAGCAAGAGTCCATGTCAGGCATCTCTGTATTGATACCTAGACTTACAACTATTAACATTGCTTTAATCATTATGCAATTTCTTTCTTTAGTGTACGTACTAAAGAATTCTTTAGTGTTAGTTG